TTGGGCGACCCCTCAACTGATTACCTTTATATTATAAGGTATGGTCTCTCAAAAGTCAACTACCAAGGACCACCATATGTAGCATCAGAAGCAATCCCAATAGAAGTATTGAGTTTACCAATCTCAGTATTATTTTTTGCCTCTTGTCTGTAGAGACCCCAAAGAGCAAACTGTGCCTCACTATGAAAGTCTTGGCACCTAGTAGCAACATCAGCAAAATCCTGAGCCTTGGACCAGACAGAGTTATACTGGGTTACCAATGAAGATACATCAACTGCTGGTCCAGTAATGTCATAAACAAGACCTAATTGAGATCCAGCAGATTGATAAACTCTGGTACTGACACCTTTACCCACATTTGATGCTGTCAAATTAACAAATCCTTCACCATCAAATACCAAATCACTGGTGTAATTAGTGATGTTTGGATAATCATAGATCTTTGCTAGATCAGCATTAATTGTACCAAATGCAATCACTTGAGTAGATCCAATCCCAGTGATAGAAGTGTATTGTCCTGTCGTCGTAGCAACTCCTACAACAATAGATCCATATTGTGAGGTTATATTGCTCGTGCTAGATCCATATCTGGCAGAACCAAGACCAACATTACCACCTATGGCAATAATATCATTCTTTAGATCATTTCCAGAATTTATATTCGTAAGAGTATTGTTAGTCGTTGCTTCTGCTGGAGGACCATATGTTGCAATGTCTTTCTCAGTACGGGCACGCCTATCAGGAATAGCACCATTTGCTTTAAGAAGATCATCTCTATCTTCAGATAATCTATCTACTACAACTCCCATAAGTTACTCCTACAAACTGATGTCCTTAGTGCTCTTATCACCGCGTGCATCATAATCATAACCAGAGATAGAATATTGAGTATCACTGCCAGGATAATCAGCAGGAGTTTCACCTTCATATTCAACAATCAAAGGTTCTCCATCAATTCTAGATGCCCATACTTCATAGAAGCAATAAACATTAGCACCAGAACCAGATCTAACCTTGATCACTTTACCCCATTCAGGAATCTCTCGATCCACAATGAGATCCTGAGAATATCCAATCTGAGTCAAAGTAACAGTAATTGTGTTTGGATCGATCAATCCTTCCCAATAAGAAGGAAGTTCAATAATATTTTTGTCCTTCAGTGTTCCTCTAATATAAACACCTGCTTCTGGACCTTCAGCACAAATGTGTCTCAATCTATGATTTTCCCTATTGGGATGTTTAATGTCAAATCCCTTCCAGGACTGAACGTTAATATTCCCATTAAATGTTGGTGCCTTGATTGTACCACTAGCAGTAATATTTTGATCTGCCACAAGGTTACCAACCTTCACATTATAGTGAATCCATGGAGTACACGCCTCTGCTGGATAATCAGGATCACCAGTACTGGACTTCAAAATATAATCATACTTAGATGAAAAAGGACCAGATACTCCTTCATCAGCGCAGTTAGTACTATTACTCTGTTTTGGTGTAAATTCTGCCATGTCTACCTCTTAGTGTCATAATGATAACCAGATACCGAATATTCATCGTTATTACCTGGATAGTCTGCGGGAGTTGCACCCTCATATTCTGAAATTAGTTTCTCACCATCTACTCGCTCACCATACACATGATAATGGCAGTTAATAGGTTTAGCAGAGTGAAGGAAGACCCTATTATCTTCGATTCTGTGGATAATAATGTCTTGATGACTTCCAAAAGGAGTGATAGATACTGTAATAGAATCAGGATCTACCAATTCTCTCCAATATTCAGGAAGTTCAATTACACTATTATTCTTAAGTTTACCCCTTATGTATACGTCATTTGTTGGACCTTCGGGGCAAGTATGACGTAATCTCCACCCATCTTTTGTTGGGTGAGGAATATCAAAGTTCTTTTTAGCAGACAGAATATGTCCACCACAACGAGACATGACCTCACCCTGAGCGGTGATATTACCGCCAGCATTTATATTTGCATTAGTATCAATTACCCCCAAAAATGCTGATGATCCATCAACAGCAAGAGAATATGGATTATTGATTCCAGTACAGAGAGCACCAGGAATAATTGGTGGAATAGTAATATCTGAGTTTGATGCTGGACCAATCATGACAGTTGCTGTCAAAAATGGTGGCATATCTCCAACAACCATGGGACCTTCAAGGAAAGCACCGCCTCTAATTTGAAGAGGACCTTTACCAAGAACCATGCTGGGGTCACCTTCCCCAACATATAGAGTCTTTTTAACTTCTAAATCAGGTACTTTCATTATGCAAATCCTCCTCCTCTTTGCTGAGACTCAAATGCAGATGTTCCTTTAGATGCTTTAACAGTAGTTCCAGAATCGGCACAATCAATTAATCCGCCATAAAAATTAAGAGCAGAGTTGCCCACAAGTTCACATGTTCCTGAAGACAAAAACTTTGCTACAGCATCACCATTGACTTCAATATTTTTAGATTTTATTGTGATCTTTTCATTGGACTCAATGTTAATATGTCCACTCTGGTTATTAGGACCCGTTGCTTTTATATCAACATTTCTAGCATCTAATCTAATTCTACCCTTTGGTGCCCTTAGTATTATATCACCTCTTGCCGCATTTAGAACAAAAGATGTGTCATCAACTGGATCTTCTCCACAATGAATTTGGTATACACCAGGACATCTATTAACAGTGCCACCAGTCATCTTACCAGATGATATGTATGCCATATAATGCTCAGATGACATCCCTGGTTCACCATTACGAACAAGGACACCAGCATATGTGTAATTAGGCATAATATGCCCAAATTTTATATGACCCCAATCGGTGCTTAAATCGATTGGGTTGTGAATCTTAGGTGCTGCCATTTATTATTACGGATAATAGTATCCACCGCCAGATGGGGGTGATGGTGGTGGAGGAGACGGTGGAGAAGGAGGTGCGGGACTTGGAGATGGTGTAGGTGCGGGAGTTGGAGATGGTGCGGGAGTTGGAGTTGGAGTCGTAGACGTACTGGTTCCGTAGTTAATATTATTTGGAGTGGGTGTTGGTGCTGGTGATGGTGGTTGAGAAGAACTTATCGGCATAGAAGACGAAGTTGTTCTTTGAACTACCTGCAGAAGTGTTCCGTTAACCCACTGGAATCTATCATCATAGTTATTTAAACTTTCTGCCAGAGTCTGCCATACCAATGGATGAGGACGTGATGTATGAGTAGCACCAAGCATCGTCACTCCCCTATGAGTATGTGTTGGTCCATAATATGGTTTGCCATTAATCCATCCAGAGAACTCTTCATTAGCAGTAATGCCAACACAATTAACAACCGATACCACTCCTGCAAGTAGTTGATCGTCTGGAAGATTGCCTTCCGTATCATCTCCAATTCTTTCTACACAGAATACTGGTTTTAAAATTGCATTATATCCCGTCTCGGATTTTACATAAATTCTAGGTCTCTCAACAAATCCCTTACCTGCTTTTACAATCCTAATACTATCTAGAACACCAAATGGTCCAAATTTAGGAACAACTTCAGTTCCATTACTAGGTTCAATTACAATCTCATCACCATCCTCATAGTTTATTCCATGATTTTGAATGAAGATATCACACAAATACAGAATCGTGGGATAACTTCCAATGTCCAAACTAGGGAAGGAATCAAACTCCGTAGCACCATTCAGACCAGTTCCAGGAATTAAGGTGGTTCCTCTCAATCTTGCTAATCTTTCTGCATTAGTTTCTTCACTAATACCAGAATCTGGATTCACTCCAGGTGTAATTTGTCCTCCTGGTCCAATAATGGGTAGAGGAATTCCTCCTTCAAATATCGTCTTATCTTCAGGTCTGATTACAGTATCCCCCTCCTGAGGTGAGATATCTTCATCAGAATCTCTTCCTGGTGGGAATTTTTCCCATCTTCCATCTTCTCTCTTAACCACTGTCCAATCTGATGGTGCCCAAACTCTACCATCTCCACCAAGATCGCCATTCGGTCTGGTTAAAAATCCAGCACCAGAATCTTGAATTACAACAGAAACGACTTTATACGTTGGATCTCCAGTTTGTGGATCTATTCCACCATCACGATCCATAATTGCCTTTGCACGGACTCCACCACCCTTGCCACAGTTATCTTTAATATCAATACTGGGTGCCTTCTTATATCCAAGTCCATTTGCAATTAAGTCAATCCCAAGTAAATCTCCAGCAGCACTGATTATTGCATTACCTTGAGCACCAGATCCACCACCACCCCAGAAGGTAACCTTTGGTGGACCACAGAATACTGGTCCAACATTACAAGCATTAGCAGCGTTAGTTGCACTATTAATTAAATCATTAAAGTCAATAGAAGTAATGTTCTCAATATCTACAAGATTTGCAGCATTTGCAGCGAGTCCCTTTGCCTGGTTGATAATGCTGTCAATATCAAATGTCATTGGAGCAGCACCACCATCAAAAATGCTCCACTCTTTTGTATCTGGACACTCTTGATTCTCTTCGCAAGTCAAAAATCCAGCAATTTGACCCAAAATCCCAAGAATAGCTCCAGCGATGCTAAATGCACCACCAATGAGAGCAGACAAGTTACCAATAATAGAATCGATTGCTCCACTAAGAGCACCAAGAACATTGCCAAGGAGACTACCAACAAAATTCTGAATTGCACATGCTGGTACATTAATATATCGATCTAGCATTGATGATAAGAAATTACCAACCAAACCTTTTAGGTTGCCAATCATCTTATTAAACAAGCATACAATCAACTCAATGATTGTATCTTTTGCTTGCTTTGCCTTATCTCTATCTGGCGGATTAACAAATTCAATCAACTTCTTTGTTTGCTTGTTGATTTCTTCCTCAACAAACTTACGAATCTCTTTAAATAAGTCCTTTAATCCTAAAGATACAAATTCAGATGCTTCTGATATTTTCTCCTGAATCCACTCTTGCTTATTACTAATCCATTCTTGAGCAGCATCTTCCCAAGTATCAAGTTGAGCTTGAGCACGTTCAACTTTTGAAATCAACTCCTTCATAGACTTGGAGAGAGAACTCAATGGAGCCTTCTCACATTCTGTTGGTGAAGACAATGGAAACGCTGGTTCCATCATCATAATCTTATCACTCATGGAGAAGATATTAGGAAAATTCAATCCCTCCAAAGGTTTACCAGCAGTGAAGGGAATAGAATGAGTTCCTACCTTATCCCAATTAGTATATCCACTATAAGGACTATGCTTATTATTTGTAGGTTGCGTTTTAGGCAACAAAAGCATCTCATTGTTGGCAAGAGTTCCCATGTAAATGAGACCCTCTTTTTTTGCAGGATCTATATACGTTCCCCAAATTCTAGAACCCTGAGTAACACCAATACTCAATCCAGTCTTTTTATGACCAGATCCAGCAGATGATTGAGTGATAATGACCTCTGGTAGTTGATCATCAGTCAGTTCTGCTTCATTTGCTGGATGGTCTCCCTGAATCCTAACCTTTACCCTATATCCATAGTTAGTCAACTGAGAGGCGCTACCCACACCTTCATCAGTTCTTGGCCAAGTATCTCTTGGCGCAATAATTCCTTCCCAATAGTTACGAACGGATCCGTCAGCATAAAATCTGTGGGGAATACTAACCTTGGACATACTTATCAGTTATCGTGAATCTTACATTCAAGTGCGGATGGATTTTGATCACAATAAAGTTCTAAAGGACTTGGATCATGGTGATCCCCTGCCTCAATCTCTTCTTTATGATGCTCAACCCATTCTTCGAGGTCGTGTAATTCTTCCTCGACATGACGACGCTGCTGTGGAGAAGTAGTAGGATCCTCAAGGATCTTCTTATCCTTCTCGATGTGTGCTTCGATGTTTTCCATGATGGTTTATCGAGTTGTTGATTATTTATTAGTATAATTCCAGGTAATCATCTGGATTGAAGTTAGGATCATCATATCCAGCATCTAAATCAACAGAAGTGTTGCTTGACCCACCTACAGGTGTCTTGTCAACAACAGTTCCTCCAGGTGAAGTACTTTCTGCTTCCCAAGTGCCACTATTCCATTTATTAACAAAATCAAGCTCTTGCTGGGTAACTAACTTTGCTAACGCCTCATCGGAGTTCGCAATGTCAGAGAATGGATTTGTAGAATTACTTCCAAATAATCCACTTCTGCCAGTGTTGGCAACGCCCTTTGTGGCAGAAGATTTATTTGGTTGTCTTCCGTAAGAATCCCTAACTAATCTCATTTTAGTCACAGTACTATCTGGTGTCAAGCGTGTGCATATATCCGCAACGATATACAAACCACTCAATTCTTTGTCAAATTCATCTCCTTTGACTCCTTTTGAATCTTTTGCAGGGAAATCGCAGTGAACTACATGACCTGCCCTTAAACCATAATCACCAGGAACTGCTATGGTAACGTCAAGACTAAAGAGTTTATTATAAGTCATTGCTGCCTGAACTACAGCATCCTGAATCTTCTCATTTTGTTCCGTAGCATTTGCCACTTGTTCTTCTGGACTTCCAGATTGAAGGAATCCAATATTATCCCGTCTAAAGAATGTCTTTGATACTATGGATTGAAATATATTTGTAAACTCTTCATTTAATCCCGCTACTTCTGTGCCACCATGAACTTTCTGTTCTGTTGTATCAATTTCCTTTGCAGTTTGGAATGTTTGTGTATATGTATCTGATGTCTCTAAAGCAGACCCATATGCACCAGATTTTAAGTTCTTATCAACATTTATAGTAGTCTCCGCATCATATCTAATGATCTTTGCATCATACCCTGCAGGTCCATCAAAGTTATTATTGTAAATATAAGACTTCGTGCCTTCAGTATCATCAAATAGATTATCTATAGATCTAAAGTTATATCCATCATATGTCTCATAAAACAAGTAACCAGCAGTATTCTCTGATCCTTTTGGGACTCCCTTTGTTGCCAATTCTCCAATTAGTCTGAATGGTTTTTTAGCCTGACCAATAACATTTAACTTATTGCTAGTATTATCTAATAATATATTCTTTTCGGATTTTAAAACGTCTTTGATAATAGTAGAGACCGTGGCACTAATCTCACCATCAAATCTTTTATAAATTTCACATGCTCTTAATTCATTAGCAATTGCCTCTCTAGATACTAATACTAAAGTGTATATGACTGAACTCTCAGATGACATAATATTTTTAACTTCACCAATATAAAGTGCGTTATCACCCTCAAATCTCATACTGTTGCCATAAGCATCGGCAATCTGCAAGTTAACCTTCTCAGATCCAGATAATTTTAAAGATTCAATTGCTGATACCGCCTCATCAGATCCGCTCTCATGACCACTGTCAGTAATTAAAACCTCAAACCTTATAGTTGGTTCTAAAATACTCTCAAAATAATCACAATGAACTACACCAGCAGAAACATCCTTACTGTCGTTACCTTTTTTTGAGAATATAAGTAGTTTTGAGATGTCTCCAGCAGAAGCTGCTTGGTTTGGTGTAGTCATATCTTAACTAGTTTACCTACTATTTAATCAAGTTGCAGAGACAGTTGGTCTTGAGTCTGCGGGAACATTTCTGTATATAGGTCTACCTCGACTATTTGTTCCAACCCTAACTTTTACAGTCTTCTCGATGACAGCAACAGTCGTCCCTGTCTGCTCATATGATGCCTTATCTGCAACATCTTGAGCGCCAGTATTTGGTTTAGATGTAGCAACTTGTGCTGCTGTCCCACCCTTACCATGAGTATTAATCCATTGCACAGGATCAACGTAACTACTAAATTGCCCATTTGCAGCAGGAGCAGTCTTAGATATCTCCCAGTGCAAGTGAGGTCCAGTAGACTTACCTGTGTTACCAGTCAATCCAAGCAACTCACCTGCTTTAAATTTAGCCCCAACCTTCATTCCTGGTGGTTTCTGCATGTGACCAAAGAAGTGATATGCACCATGAACACTATCTTTCCAAACAATCCAGTATCCATATCCAGCACCACCATACCCAGGACCAGATGGGGCAGTGTTGACGTGAGTTACCTCACCATCCAAGTAAGCATATAGTGGTGTTCCCTCTGCAGCAGCGATGTCAACACCTTTATGATCTGTAGATCCAATTCCACCAGGTGAATCTCTCAATCCAAATCCAGATGTAAAGACTGCACCAGATCCCTTAGCATATGGTGTATATGACATTCCCCCCACACTTGCTAAGTTAGAAGAACCTCCTTGGGTTCTCCCTGGAGGTGCAGGAGCCATTGGAGTGGTTGGATAAGATGTTCCTGTTGGACTTGTTGTACCTGGGTCTCCAGAGGGGGAATAAGGTGTAGATGTAGATTTTCCAGAGATTTTATTTAAAGACTGCAGAGCATCTCTAGTGTCTTTCATGACACCATTCATAAACGTTCTCTCTACTTGATTTGCTATCTCTCTATTTCTTCTAAACTCCTCCATAGGAGTTAATACAACCATACCACCAGTTGCTAACTTCTGCAAAAGATTGCGAAGCATATACATTGGTGCAGGTATTGCAGCATCAAAGAAGGTTACTAAGTTTTTAGCAATCTCCTGTATGGACCTTCTATCTGGTACTTTACCAGAAGCAAGATCAATACCCATGGACATAATCTTACTGATAATAGAACTATTAGTCTTTCTCAGTTTCTTTACTGCTTCCCCAATAGCTTTAAATGGTGACTTGTCACCATTCATTTTTGCAAGCAACCTCTCAAAAATACCACCTCTGTTGCCTTGCTGTGGTTTCTTGGGATCTAATTTTTCATTGGGTGGTGGACTGAACCTAATAAGTCTAGCATTTCTTGCCTTGTCAAGAATTCTCTTTTGACGTTCATCTTCACCAACTGTACCACCATCCTTCTTTGTCTCAACCTTTTCTTCAACAGGTTTCTTGTTAGCAAAGAAGGTATCATACAACCACTTTCCTGCAGCATCTCCAGCAAGTCCGCCAAGAGCACCACCAACAATATTTCCTACAATAGGAATAACAGAACCAGCAGTAGCACCAAGAGCACCAAATATAGTAGAACCAATAGCAGCGAATGCAGATCTTCCCAGTGGTTCTTTGAATACAAAGTAATTAAGAGCAAAGTCAATCAATCCACCAATGATTGGTATTCTCTTAACAACTGGACCAATAACATTCTTAAGGATTTTTAATCCTGCCTTTGTGCCACCCTTACCTAAAATTGCAACTGCACCTTTTCTGGCAAGATTAGTAGCACCAGATCTGGCATACTTTCCACCTAAACTCTTGACACCATCTTGACCAAACTTCTTTATTGCAGCATCTTTACCAAACCTATCTGCATATCTTCTAGCAGCTTGTGATGTTGTTCCACCTCTCGTAACTCTTCCTGCCTGATTACGTTTCCCCTGAATACCAACCTCACCACTATTGCGACCACGACGACGATTACCACCCATGTCAGGTCCACCAGACCCAAGTATGGCAGCAATAATTGCCATGTTCATGAACTTTGTAAAAAGTCCTTGGAATTCTTTAAACTTCTCTACTCCAGTATCACCAAATAATTTTTCAATGGTAAACTCTATACTATCAACAGTATTATATCCAATCTCAATAAAACCAACCAGTCCTTCAAAAATTCCTTTGGCAAGCCATTCACCAAATCCAATTATACTTTTTATGGGTCCAGATAATGCTTCCAATTGTGGTGCAAAATCAACCAATCTTACAAACAACCACCCAAGAAGAATATTCCCTAGGAAGTTCTTCATTGCATCAATTGGTTTTTTAACTGGAGATAGATTAGTTACCCAGTCAAAAGCATCTCTAACTATACCACTCTCATTTTTATCTTCTACCTTCTTCCTTTTTTGTTGCTCTCTCCTACGTCTTGCTAACTCTAATCTCTTTTTATCTAACCTAGTAGTCTTTTTGAGAATTGTATGAATGCTTTTGACACTAGTTCTTATGGATGCAACATCTTCCTTAGTCTTCTCAGTAATGTTGACACCCTTACCTAAAAAAGATTTTGCAATTTGTTCTGGAGTTCTAGGTACAAGACGAGCAATAATAACTTGACCCTTCTCTCTTTTTGAAGAAGGGACTCTAGCTACTGGTGGAATTGCTCCATGAGCAGCATCACCTTTTGCTCCTTTTTGATATAACCCTACTGCCTTAGAAAAATCAGTTAGAAAACTTTGTGGTGTCATCTTATTCTACCTCAGAGATTCCATAGATTGCCATCATCATCAATCTAGTCTCCGTTGCGAGAGAAGTTGAGAACGCTGTATCAATCTCTCTACTTCCTCCAGCAGAAGTTGCAGATGAAGTTGGTTTTTGATCACCATTAGCAGACATGCTGATCAGGTTTGTTGTTGGTTGTGGTGGTGGAGGAGCATCTACATTGGGTTTTGATTGTCCAATAACTGCTGCAGAAGCAGATTTTTTAGCTTCACCCAATCCCTTCACTGGTGTAATCGATCCAGCGAATGGAGCATTATTTTGTGTTGATGGTTTTACAGACTTCTGCCCCTCTTCAGATACTGCTGTCTTCTCATCGCCACCTTCCTTTTCCTTTCTCAGTTTCGCTGCAGAGCGACCCATGGGTCTGGGTTTCGCCTTTGGTTTCTTCTCCTTCTTATCTTCAGTTTTAGATCTGGATGCAAAAGATGTAGATCCTCTTTTATTCTTCTTATCCATCTTAGGATAAGATTTCTTTGCAATCTGAAGATCCTCAATTTGGAATTCATCCAATCCTTCAGTATTCAACTTCTCCATTCCATAGAGATAATTTGCTACGTTTTGAATTCTTGGATTATCTGGTCCTGCGGGTCCTAAATCATCAGGAGTGATATATGCATCCCTCAAGGTTTGCATCACTTTTTCCATGTCAATTGTGGGACCACCAACTACACCACCACCCTGAGCAAGTTGAATATCATCAAACCTCTTAAAGTTGGGTTTATTTGTACCACCACCCAACTTATTCAAGTTGAGGAAGAATGGAGCACCATACTTATCAACTGCCTTCTTAGAGATAACAATCTCTCCAGGTTGTGCAGCAATCAATTGAGTATCAACTCCAGCACCACTAATCTTTTGACCACTTGTAGCCTTTACACTACCATTTTTTGGTCTCTCAACTTTACCACCTCTCTTGAATGTTGGCATACTAGGAACACGACCACCACCATTAAACGTACCTAAGACACTCATGGGGTCTCCAGTAGCACCACCCATTTCAAGAGTATCATTCAATTGGGTTTTACCCTCTGCTGCTTCTTTAGGATCTGCTGCAGGAGTTGCTGCTTGCATCAGACCACCAATAGCAGCAGTGGTAACAACGGCACCAAGTCCTGCTTTTAATGGATTTTTAGCAATAAACCTCGCAAGCATGGGAATTCCCTTCTTAGCAATCGTGAAGATGAATTTCGACAATGATCCCACTACAAATCTAATTAACTTGCCAAGAGGAGTAGCAAACGCAATATATGCGGCAAGTATCGCTGGCCACCAATCTTTTATAAACCTAAGAATAGTGTCAACTTTTTTCTTATTCTCTGGATCAGAGAGCCAATCAACCAATTTTACTAAAGCTCTTCCAAGAAGAACATTTGTTATGTAATTAATAATTTTATCCAGCATATCAAATGCTGGAGCAAGCATCTTCCTTGCTTGACCTGCTGCTTTTGCTATTCCTTTCTCAAGATTGTCCTCCTTATTAGATCTCTTTACATTTTCTCTAGTTCTTCTGTCTCTTGCATCTTGATCACGCAGATTCTTAAAACGATTCTGCATTAAATCGAGTATCGCCTCTACGGTCTTTCTTATTGCACTAACATTTGCCTCCAGTCCAACCTTTTTCTTTGGTGGTGCTGGATCTGGACCATATCTTGGTGGTAATGCGGATGGTGTATTTTTAACAATATTTGGAACAAGAGTAGATTTTGGTTTGAATGCATCAGAACCACTTCTTTCAATGGTTGTTTTTTTAATTCTAAACCTACCAATTTTATTCCTAACACTCTTCTTCTCGTTAGCGAGCATTGCCGCTTCTACGTCTGATAACTCCCCCTTCTTTGATACAAGAGCTTCGTCCAATAGTGTAAAGTAAGTTCCATAGTCGATGCCAACGGCATCATCAAGACCAATAAGTCTTAAAACTCTCTCATCAATATCCTCAGTTACAAGATCATTTTCACTTACACCATCATATAACTTCTCTTGCTTCGGAAGATTGCTCATCTCCTGAATCATAGAAGGTTCATCATCAGCAGCATATGGATTGTATGGATCCACTTCCTGCTCATCATAAGAGTCCTCTACTTTAGGAGGATTCTCCTTCGGTAGTGGTGGTGCTTCCTTTGGTGGGTCTTTTTTCTTCTTCTTCGCCTTTACATAGTATTCCCACAAGAACAAAACATACTTGTTGTATTTTTCTGCTTCTCTTGAGTTTTGTGGTGTTGTAACTACCGCAGTAGGATAATCCTTATCAGATTTATCCCATGCCTTAAAGAATAAATCATGTACTTTATCAGGATCTACTCCATAAGTATTTGCAATGAGATATTTGGCATGGACCATGTGAGACCCAGCAATAGATCTCCACATAGACTTTTTCTTAACAAGTCTAGTATATGGTATAAATGATTCTATAAAATCTGGGGTTTTAGCCATTTGCTGCTGCTTGATCTGCCTTTAATTTCTCTTCTTCAAGATGAGCCTTCAACAATGCAACATATACGTCCCGCTCCCATGGGATTAGGTTCTCAATCTCCGTTAATGAGTATTTATGATACTGTATTAAGGCGAAGTTTAATTTATAGTAGTTCTCCAAATCCATATGGGAGAGGGCTATGCGAAAAAACTCGACAGACCCTCAAGAACTACTTTACTCTTAACCTTTGTGTTTGGATTAGTAACTTCAAGCTCATGAGATAATTTTGGCATGGTTGTAAAGAATGCCTCAATCTTTTTAAACTGAGAAGAGTTCATTTGATCCAGGAACTCTACTACTTCTTTATGAGGAACATCAGATGTTGCCCATGATTCATCCTCGGTAAAAATAGTATCGATACAGTTAGCAATCAACTCAAACGATTGCTCAACATTAGTCTCACCAAAATCGAAATTACTCTTAATAAACTGATCCAAAGATGGATACTTCATCTCCATGGCAATAGTATCATCCAGTTTGATCATCTTCGTATGATCTGGATTCTTAACTACCTTAATATCATCAATAAAAATCTTAGTGGGGACATAAGTCTCTTCATCATCTGGGCAAAGAATACTTACTTCAAGATCTTCACCTACAGACTTACCACGAATATTGAGGAATAAAAACTCAATGTCAAATGTTGGGAGAGTCTCTACCTTAATTGATTTAGACTTAATGCAGTTTTTAATTACGGTTTTAATTGCTGATGTAATCTGCTTTGGATCCTCACTCTCCAAAGCGAGTACAAGAAGTTTCTCCTCTCTAACCAGGAATGGTCTGTACTCTAAAGATTCTCCAGTAGATGGCAACTCAAGTTCATATGTTGGAGTTGATATAGTCGGTAAAGGCATAACTTATAAGATTCATGTACATTATTTATTAGACAGATTTGAATCCAAACTGTTGATTTAAACCTGAGAAAATTTGTGTTCCTTCAAAGTTAAGTAAAGAATTTGTTTGGGTCAATCCAGCGTAACTAAATGTTGGAGTTCCACCAGCTATATCGTATACTGATCCAGGAATTTTACCCCTATTTTCAGGTGCTCCTGGAGTAGGATTAGAATTATTTCTGTTGTTGAATACAGTGTCTGTTTGTTGACTTAACTCCGATATAAAATATCTAGAATATGTCATTGACACTGTACACTTTAATACAGAATTTCCCTCGTAACTAACAGGAATAGAGTTAATTGCTTTTGGAAACGCCTGCATAAAATTATACACCAAAATGTTCTTTGTTTTGCTGTCTCCAAAATTTAAATCCTTCTCAAACTTAACAATCTTGAGAGTATCAGTTTGATAATCTGAAGGATATCTCAAATTCTGCTCAAAGCTTCTTGATTCTAATACCTTATCTTCTTTGTCTTCACCAACAATAAATCTCATCCAATAGTCAAATAATCTAATCTGCATATAGTTGGCATCATAAGACACCATAAAGGTGAGATCAATCGTATCATCATATAACTTTGTATATGCGTGCTTCTCTACAACACCCCTATAATCCCTATTGGTCTCAATGGTTGCAAGACTAGATCCTGGAAGAGATGCTTCTACGCAAGTTAACTCTAATCTTTCTCGATGATTTCCTGGAAAATTGAATTCCTTCCCATTAGGTAGTCCGATAAGGACAGCATAAACTGAGCTAAGAGACGGTTGAAGTATCTTAGATTTAAGACTTTGTTTTCCTGCGCCCTGTCCCCCAATTCCTGGAGTAAATCCCAGATTTGACATCTAAATAGAGATAGAAACCATACTATTATATGTAGCCTACTTTATGGGAGAAAGTATTAAGAGCATATATCGTCCTTCATATCCTAAAAAATATAAAGGTGATCCAAATAATATTATTTGCAGAAGTAGTTGGGAACGTAAATTCTGCGCTTGGTGTGATCTGAATGAGAATATTGTAGAGTGGGCAAGCGAAGAGTTTTGTATCCCATACATCTCTCCATTAGATAGAAAAATTCATCGTTACTTCCCAGACTTTTTAATAAAAGTTCGTGAGCGAGGTGGTACAACTAAAACATATGTAGTTGAAGTAAAACCAAAGAGACAAACACAACCACCAAAAAGACCCAAAAGCAACAAAGCAACAAAAACATTCATTAATGAAGCAAAGACTTATGAAGTAAATATGGCAAAGTGGAGAGCTGCTGTTGAATGGTGTAAAGATAGAAGACTTGAGTTTAAGATTATTACTGAGGACGAATTAGGAATCAAGTAATGCCAAAACAAACCCTCTTTGAGGACTTACAATCTGAGGTTGACACTGAATCTGGGAGATCCCCATTCTTCTATAGAAGAGCTTTTAGAAGATTGAGTCGTAAGTATGCCTCAAGTCCTGACCGTTTTATTCGTGATGAATTATATGATAGAACTCAGGATGAGGGTGAGCAAGATAAAAACCTGATTAGACGGATTCCTAAACAGGGTCACCTATTCATGTTTGAATATACGTCAGAGAGTGAAAATGTTCAAGTATTTGATCCATTCCCACTTGTCTATGTGATTAGGTTTGATGGTCTATCCTTTACTGGATGTAATCTACATTTTATACATCCATTAAAGAGATCTGTGGTTGTTGAAAATTTAAGAAGAGATAAATTGACATTACCATATAACTCAATCTCTAAATATAACATGAGCCAAATAAGGGGTCTTTTGCTAGATATTGCAAAAGATGAGTGGAACTCTGCATCATGCTTACCGATTGAAGATTTTGTTTCCATTAAGGATGGAAAACCTTCATCGATCAGCGTAAATGATGTTTGGAAGAACAATAACCGTACCTTTAGAAAAATGCTCCGTGGAGCAAGGATATATAAAGGATATGGTACTAACGACTCAGACTTTAAGTAATTAACATGCCATCAGACGTTAAAATCACAAATACGGGTTCCGTGTTCCAGTCTGGATCGGATTTGTCTACCACTGGCGCAAATGCATCGGACACATTATATGTGTCTCCCCCCAACAAGCTCACTTATCAAGGAGGTAGATCAGCAGGTCCATCTTCTACTCTTGAATATGTAACTGTCTTTAATCCAGAAACAAAAACGACAGACATTTATCAACAAGAATACACATCGCCAATATTTGGAACACCAAAACCACTAGATCCCACGAAAAAAATTGCAACCAGAAATGCAAATGGTGTGTATGAACCTACAGAATATGCAACAGAAACTTTACCAAGCACTATGATCAATAAAATCACCAGAGATGGTGGTTCTGGTCAAGCAAGTCTCGAAGCAAATAGAAAATATCTGATAGATAAATCATATCAACAAAACAACAATACAACAAATAATCCTCCCCCAAAAGAGTTTGAAAAATTATCTGGTGATACAGGAAGTGCAGAAGACGCAACTCCAACAAATCCAGATGCATCTGGAGCTAATCCAGGAGAAGGTAATGATGGATCATTAGCAGCGACTTCTTTTGATTCAGCAGAAAATCAAGATACAGTATCTAGTTTTGGTGGTAAGAAAATATTTAAATATCCCACCGATGCAAGAGGAGTAGATTCGGATTATATTAAGTTTACAACTCTGACATATAATCCAAGCACCTTTGGTTCTGGGACTAATTTTGGTGTTGAATATACCCCTGGGACGATTGATGAAAAGAGTATGACTGCATACCTACCTATACAAGGAGGTATTAGTGACACCAATACTGTTGGGTGGAATGAGGAAACAATGTCACCACTCCAAGCATTTGGTGCAGGAGTTGCCACGGAGGCAATTGGCACGGGTCTAGGAGCAGGTGTAGATAGAGCAATGGAGAGTATTAAAGGATTAAAAGAAACTGGTGGAGAAGTTAAAAAAGCACTAACAGCAGCATTCGCATCTCAAGCAATCGGTGCAAACATCCTGCCAAGAACTGAGAGATCCGTATTCAACCCAAATACAGAACTTCTCTTCCAAGGACCACAACTGCGTGCATTCTCATTCCAATTTAAACTCACTCCAAGAAGTGAAAAAGAAGCAAATGAAATAAAAGCAATTATTAAGATGTTTAAGTTTACAATGTCACCTCAAACATCTACATCTGCACTGTTCTTGAAAGCACCAAGAATATTCAGAATCGAATACATCCATAGAGAAAATAATGATCCTCATGATGGTATAAATCTAATTAAAGATTGTGCTTTACAGTCTATGAATGTAAATTATACTCCAGATGGAACATATATGTCCTTTAAGGATGGGTCAATGTTCTCTTATGATATAAATCTGCAATTTATGGAACTCGTTCCTGTATATGCAAAAGATTACAACGAAGGATCTTCCAAAAATCACAGCATAGGATACTAATAAAATGGCAAATTATTTCTCAAACGTTCCATTTATTGCATATGTCTCTAGAGATGTTGAGAACACATCTCTAAATGATTATACTGTTACAAAAAACTTATTCAAAAGAGCAAAGATTAGGGAGGATATCTTCCAGAATGTAAGTTATTTTACCAAATATGATATTGTTGGAGATGAGAGACCAGATCAAGTTGCAAATAAAATTTACAATGACTCTAGTCTTGATTGGGTAGTTCTTCTATCCAACAACATACAGAACGTATACGAAGAATGGCCAAAAACACAACATGCTTTTGATAAGCACGTTTTAGATAAGTACGGAACATATGATAATCTCTATAATGGAATTCACCATTATGAGACTAAAGAAACAGAATCCAATCGTGGATATATCATTGTTCAAGGTGGCGTTGAAGTAAACGAAGGTTTTTACAATGCTCCAGAATATGAAATTGAGATGGATCCTAATATCCTCTTGCCATCAGAAATACCAGGTGACTTTGCACAGGGAACCGCTACCGTAGATACTGTTGCTGGTGAAGTCACAAAGGTATCGATCACATCTCCAGGAACTGGATACACAGATGTTGCAGAAGTTACTATTGAAGATCCCCCAACACCAAGATTAGCAACTCTGTCGGTGGCATTGAACACTCCACCAGATGATAGAGAGGTTGGTCAAGTAACTATCGTTGATGCTGGAACAGGATATACATATCAACCAATAGTGACCTTCAGTGATCCACCACCGACAGTTCCACCCCAATTAGAGGCAGTTATTGGTGCTGGAGGAACAATTCAGAGTGTAGGAATCCTATCTGCTGGAGACGGATACACATTCACTCCAACAATCACCTTCCCACCTCCACCAAATGTCATTGAGAGTGCAATATTCTTATCAGACTCACCATTTACAGTCGGTTCTGGATTTGAAGGTTGGTTCCTTGATGCGTTAGGAAATAGACTCTATACGTGTCATGGTGCAAACTCATATACATTAGGAACTGTAGAATACTATGAATTAAGCACTGCTCATGACATATCTACAGGTTCCTATGTTAGCACACTCAACTTGAATTTTGGTGGTTTAAACTTTGAATATGCAACTGGTATTGACTTTAAACCAGATGGAACAAGAATGTATATCAGTGGTCTAACAAACTCTGGTAATAAGATTGCACAGTATGACCTATCTACACCTTGGGATTTATCTACTGCATCTCTCTCAGGTAATGTAAGCTTCCCAGCATTAGCAGGTATGAGACTCCAGGATACTGGAGAGCACCTGTTCATACTCGATACAAATGATCCAGATACCATCAAAAAGTATCAGATGACTGTATTCTGGGACATTACCTCCATGTTCCCACTTCCAGTACAAACACAAAACATTGCAAATATCTGTCAACCAGCAGAAAGTTCTGTTCGTGGATTCTCCTTTAAAGATGATGGATCCAGAATGTATATCTCTGGTACAGATAATAACTCAGTGTTTGTTATCACACTAGGCACTAATTGGGATCTGAACACACTAACACTATTAGGAGCATTAAACGTACAGTCTGCTAGTGGAGATTCCACACCATTAGACGTATTTACAAATCCATTTGAGACTAGATTCTTTATTGGTGGTGCAATCAATAGAAAGATCTACACCTATGATACTGACGTAACAGCAAAAGCAACTGCGACTGTTGGTGTTGGTACAAGGGCAGAAACTATTGTTAATGTTACAGTAACAAAACCAGGATCTGGATACACAACTTCACCTCTCCCTACCGTCTCAATTCAACCACCAATCCCTCATAGAACTGCAAAAGGTTATGTAACTATTGTTAATGGTGCGGTATCTCAGGTTGTAATGCAAGACAGAGGATACAACTATGAAACACCACCAACTGCAACCGTACAACCACCATTACCACCAATCACAGCAAAAGCACTTGTAAAAACTGAGAATGGTGAAGTAAAAGAACTTACACTAATTGATAAGGGTAGAGGATACAATGCAGTTCCTCAATTATTCTTCAGTAAACCAGGTCCAACATATACTCCTCAAGTAGATGAAGTATATGAAAGAAATGGACAAGAGTGGAAGTTTGATGGATTCAACTGGAGAAAAAGACTGACCTATGGAACAGTATACTTTGATGATGTTACAGACTCCCTCGTAGAAATATCTGGTAGAGATTCTTCAGTTCCAATAACCAATCTTCAGTATGAAGAACAATTGGAGAGTAATAAGAGAAGTATTTACCTTCTAAAACCAGAATACTTGGGTCTGCTATACAATGATCTAGAAGATATCATGCCATACAAAAAAGGATCTGGAGGTTATGTCTCCAGATCCCTTAAGAAGGGTGATAACCCTCGTTTGTACAACTAATACTTACT